ATGATCAAAAGGTTTATCTATGTATATCTCTGGATCTGCTTTTCCAGTATAGTATAACCATTTTTCTTTTTTTGTTTGTTTTAATTTAATCTCTTCTACTTTTTTAAGAAGAGTTAAATTATTATAAATTTT